TTGGCCAGAACGAGGTTCTTCTTATAGGCGGCAACAATTTCATCACTCCAAATTTCTGGGATGAATGTTGCTGCTGTTGTTGGGGTAACGCTGTTTGAAGGGCTAAATGCGGTATTTGCCATGTCTAACTCCTAAGTATCAAAAGGTCATTTCACACGACCCTCCGCATACGCCGCCATAATCTCATCAGACAAGGCGTCATAACGCGCTGGGTCGGTCATTTTCAGCCGAATAAGGTCAGCACGTCGGTAAACTCGTTTCGAACTCTCCCCGGTACCCCCACTGTCGACTTGTGCGGCTTTCATCGTTTGCTGGCGGGCGGCAGTTGCCTGCTGTTCCACCTGCTTAGTACGAACTCCACGCAGTTCCTTGTAGGTACTCAGCAATTCATTCGCCGCATCGAAATCGGCTTCAGCATCCGCCTTGGCGTAGAGGCCGATACGCACCGGTGAAGATTTCACCCAGTTTGTAAAGTCCTCGTTCTGAACCACCTGCTCATAATCAGGATGGTTCTGCGCAAGTTTTTGCCTTGCCTGCAACAGTCTGAACTGGGCGCTCGCGTCGCGGGCAGCCAGAACATCCGGGTGCATTTCAATCGTCTTTTGAATAGCCTTTTTCGGGTCTTCAAAGAAGTCTACTTCCGGCTCTTCTTTTTCAACAGGCTGAGATTTAGCGCCAAGATTCTGCTTGATCAGCTCGTCGGCCAGCTTCCGCACTTCCCCGACTTCCTGCGCCTGGCGTCCGATCACTTTTTCCGCCTCTTGGTGCATCTTAACGATGTCCTCAAGCGACTTGTTTCGGTACCGATCCGGTAATTCCGGTTTGGCGTCAGATACTGCTTCGGGTAGTTTCGCTTCTTCTGCCTCTAACTCGCTAGGCATCTCGGGGTCATTATCTATCAACATGTCGTGATTCCTTTTCCTGCCATCTTTTGGTTCCCAGGATTAAACATGAACGGGGCTAAATTGCTTATCCGTTCGCTTTGCGCTCCGATTCTAACTTTTCACGGTGTTTGCGGTCAAATTGATGATGCGCTGTCGGGAAATCCCCCGACCACCCTTCCAAGCTAAATTTCGGTGCTGACATCGTGCGGCGGGCTGACTTGCCACACAAACAACAAACGATTTGCTCCTCGAAAGTCGTAAATCGTTCAATCTTTTCGCCGCTTTCACAGCGGAAATCATACATCCTGCGCATTTAAGTCCTCGTAGGCTTGTTCGCTGACCGCTTTCAGGTTTCTCAGCCACGTCAAAATAGACAATTCGCCTTTCTTAAATTGTAAATCTTTCTCACCGTCAATGGTAGAGATATCCTGCAAAGTAGATATTATTTTGTCAATATCATCTAGTAGATCGGCCCAGCCAGGCGTTGCCATCATGGAAAACCGCTCTTCATAGTATTTTTGCAATTCTGGCGTCATAGACTGGCGATCTGTGATGTAGTTAATGCCGAGATGTCGCCGCTCGTCAGCGCCGAGATGTCAGTACTCGCTAAGGCTTGGATGTCCTCTGTAGTCAGAGTCTCTGGCAAAGCATACTCAACCCATTGCTCATTAGACTGCGACCACGACCACTTATAGCCCTCACGCTCCATCGGCTTAGGATCACGGATAACCCATCCCGGCGGATACCACCAGACAACCTCTTTGCCTTCAGGTGCTTCAGGCGCATCAGGAACCTCAATCCAGCCCTCTGTACCGTCTGTCTCTGGCTTTGGAATACTTCCGTTTTTAGAGTACATGAGTCACCTATTGCAATTGGAAGGATTCTGTTGGGGTGGTTGTAACTGTTCTTGCGACACCTCTTGTAATACGCAAATCATCAATATAGCCATTAAATGCACTACCGCCAGTTCTATCTGCACCCACATACATTGAGTTTGTCTGGTTAAAATCAGTACTTACTGTACCTGTTCCATCATTAGTTCCGTTGATATAAATCTTGGTTTGGTTTGTGCCAGTACCTTCGCGTACAACAGCAATGTATGTCCATGTTGCTGATGATATAGTTCCGGTTGATGTTATCGTAGTAGAACCATGAGTAAAGACAACCTGATTGCTTGAATTCAAAGACACTAACCACCCTGTCGTAGCAGTACCCTTGCCAACCAACCCATAAGTTCCAGACGCATTGCGGTATACCCACATCTCAATCGTAAATGCACTAGTACGAAACATCTGGTCAACGGTATGAGGCATTAACAACCAATCACCAGTTCCATCAAACGACATCGAGCCACCACCAAATTTAGTCGGGTCTGTAAATGTCATCGTCCCGCTGACAGTACCGCTATTAACGACAGACAAAGTAATAGTTGTTCCAGAAATTACAGTAACAACAGCATTTGTTCCTATTCCTGTGCCAGTAACAGATTGACCGAGTTTTAAACCGGTTGCGCTAGACACGCTAATTGTTGATGCTCCAGAGGTTCCGGTCGCTGTTGGAGTATATGTACCACTAGCTATCTGCGCTCCGCCTACTGTCTCTAGGTCGTTCTTGGCAGTAGCGTCTGTGATGCCAGCGTTGGTATAGTTGAGGAGAAGCGAGGTGTTGGTGATTGCCGTTAGCGGTTCGGTAGGCACAGTAACCGATGCAAAGCCAGAGCCTATCAATACCCTAACACTAGAAATGTAACCAGCAAAAAAATCACTACCTAGGCTAGAGCCACGAACACCGATGGCTGGTCTTGCAGTTCCATTTGCGAAGTTAATTGAATTTGAAACTGTAGAACCGTCTTGCACACCGTTTATAAATAAACGAAGATTACCGCTAACCCTTGACACTAGAATGTGTGTCCATGCGTTTGCTGGTATTACAGTTGTTCCGGTAATCAAATCCGTTGCATCTTCATAAAATACTGCAACATTGCTGGCATTTCTTTCAAGTACAGGATAATCACCTGCTGTCGTATTGGGTCGTCCGTCGTATATTTTCATTGCCGACCCTGATGCAGTCGGATACACAAACGCTTCAAGTGAAAAATCACCACTACCAAAAGCAAGCGAAGAACCACCAGCGGCTGTCAAATAGTCGTTTCCATCAAAATACCCACTACCACCTACAGTAGCTGCACTGTATTCAGCAGTAGGATCAAATGGGCTGAATGCTTGGACGGATGCATCTCCACTAGGAGTCATCACAAATGCGTTAGTGCTATTGTCAACAAAACGGCTGGATTGACAAGTAAGCAACTCAACCTCTGTTGCTGTAGCACCTTGACTAGTGGTCGTTAATGGTGACGTACTTGGCGTAAAGGCTCCTGTGTATAACGCAGTTCCTTTAACAACACGAAGATTGGAAATATATCCGTTGATAGTGCCACCCCAATATTGTCCTATTCTAAATCTTGGTGTGCTTCCCCCATTAAGTGTAATCGTGGCACTACTTGAAGTATTGCCCTCATCAACACCATTTAAATATAATCGAATTACACCAGAGTTTCTTACTAAAGCAACATGATACCATTGTGAAATAGATAATGTACTATTAGATGCTATTATAAAACTAGCGCTGTTAATATTTTCTGCCCAAATACTTAATTTATTAGAGGCAGTTCCATGACTAATAATTGCCGCAAATGCTCCAGAAGTAAAACTGCCATGATTGCTTGATATTGGGGCAGAAATACTTAAAGAATTTAAGTACATAAAAAATTCAATAGTAAAGTTACCATCTAAAACTAAATTGGTATCACCCGGAGTTAGTAGAGAATCTGAAGTACCATCAAAAAAGTTACTCCACCCAGTTTGACTAAACGGCGAGAACGTACCCTGCGTCGTGTTGCCGTTGCGTGTGATGGTGAAGTTGTTAGTAGAAGAATCTAGGAACGTGTTGTTCTGAGCTCCGTTCGTACCGTTGCCGGGAAGTAATAGCGTCACTAAATTAAAGTACGCATCAGTAATTGCTGATGACACAGCACCTAGCAGCATTGACATAATCCCGCTCATGTCAGCCCCTTACGTTACGTTGCCGGTCACAACACAGACCGTACCGCTAATGAACAAAACTGTAGCCACACCTCTAGTCGCTAAGGTCATTGTTGCCTTATCTGTATTCGTTCCAGCAATGTAAGCTGTCGTAATCGTGCAAGTGATCGTGATGTTCCCGCCAGTATTGTTGAAGATCGAAACAATGTCGCCAGCAGCAAATGTTGCGTCAGGGATAGTGATCGATCCACCAGTACCGACACCGACAAACTCACCAATGTCAGTCGTTGCAAGAGAATACGAACTTGTCTTATCCGATCCTGACTGCGGAACATTGCGATAGCCAAGTGTCGAAGCATCAGGTGGCAGCGTGTAAGTATTCGTTCCCGCCGTAGCAGGTGCATTTAACGTAGCTGAACCTGACGTAGAGCCAGCTAACTTTAAGCGAGTCGAGTTAAACGTCTGATCCGCTGTAAACGTTGTAGCAGTGCCAGGAGCTACATAGTCTGTACCAGCACTCGCATTAGCCAAAGCACCGCCAGAGTTAGCCTTCAGAATCGCTGTACCTGACGGTGGAGCTAGGTAATCCGTACCAGCAGTTGCATTCGCCAGCGCGCCGCCAGAGTTTGCTTTCAGAATTGCTGTACCTGATGGCGGGGCTAGGTAGTCTGTTCCAGCAGTAGCGTTAGCTAATGCGCCGCCAGAGTTCGCTTTCAAAATCGCTGTGCCGGATGGTGGAGCTAAAAAATCCGTACCGGCAGTCGCGGCAGTAAAGGCCGAAGTGCCGTTACCCTTTAACACGCCAGTTAGTGTCGTAGCACCTGTGCCGCCGTTGCCTACCGGCAGTGTGCCAGTCACTTGACTGGCCAGGTTGACCGTACCTAGTGACTGTTTTAAGTTGCCGTTCGTATCGAACGTGCCGTCGGTTGTCCAGGTATCGCCAACTGCCAGCGTTACTTTGGCAATCGTGCGTTGCGTTGCGTTGTTGTCGTACTTAATGAAGATCGTTACTGCGGCAGTATCACCGTTATAGATCGTGATGTCCTTCACGACGCGGCGGTTAGTACCGGTCGGTGCAGGCACGACCGTTACATCAGTCGAACCGTTCAACGCACCATCCGTTGCGCCTTCCGTAATACCCGACCCCGCGTTATCCGCGTAAGTCGATACAAATGTCGGATTCGTTGTGGCCGCCGAGGTGGACATTGCCACCTGAATGCTGATCGCGGTGCCGTCTAAAACTAGCGTTTTCATGCTTTACCCCTCAAGATAAAAACCAAGCGTAAGCACCGCCGTCACCCGATCCGCCGCCTGTTGATGCAATCGTAATCGAACCCGCACCGTTAGTCACGGTAATACCGGTACCAGCCGTTAATGTGGCTTTAGTCAATGTGTTGCCTGTCGAATTACCAATCAACAATTGGCCGTCGGTGTAAGTAGTTTGGCCTGTGCCACCATTAACCACTGGCAGACTACCTGTCACACCGGTAGACAAAGGCAAACCGGTTGCATTAGTTAATGTGCCTGAACTTGGCGTACCTAACGCGCCGCCTGGGGCAACATAATCAGTGCCCGCAGTAGCGGCAGACGCTACACCTGATGTGGCTTTAACTAAACCCGTTAATGATGCGCGTTTAATTAGTTTGCCGGTTGTGCTATTAAATAATACCAATTCAGAATCAACCGACGACGACGGGCCAACGACATCGCCTGCTCCGGCGGGTGTCCCCCACGATGCGTTCGATCCATCCGTCGTTAAGAACTTACCTGCATTGCCCGACTGATCCGGCAGACTTGCACCACCCCCGCCACCACCGGACGCGCCTTGATTGATGATGATCTTTAAGCGATCCGCGATATCTGGCGGCAACACTTCGCCTGCATTGATCTGACGACCGTTCGACAGCTCGATAACCAAGCTGTTATCGAAGTCCAAGAACACGTTCGTGACCGATACGCCGTCTTGACCATCAACACCATTGACGCCGTCCTTACCATCGCGGCCTGGGCGACCATCTTTACCGTCTTTACCCGACTTACCTGGCTCGCCATCTTTGCCATCACGACCATCGATACCGTCTTGACCGTCTTTGATGTTGGCAATGCGCTGTTCTAGCTTCGTTCCAACGCTATCGAACCGGCCACGGATGTCCGACTCGACTTTTTTGAGTGCTTGAACGACTAAATCGACGTTCTTAGCGATCTTCTGCTTCTGAAGGTCTTTGCTCTCGCGGATCGACTGCTGAATGGACGCTAACGCGGCGAGTTTTTCCTCGTCGGTCATCTCATTTAGGTTCGGGAGTAGACTCATTTCAACTCTCCCGCCAACGATTCAAGGAAATCATCCTCAATCTTGCTCAGATTCTCTCGTTTCGTCTCCATTTGCAGCTCAACGATCTTCGATTTGTTCTTGATGTCGGCTTCTTTCAACATCAATTCGGCAATCTTGACCCGTTTGTCGAACTCTTTGCTCGCCAGCTCGTCATTGTTCGGCAAATTCTGCGTGTTCGCCGCCATGATCTTCGCTTCCGTCTCGACCGGCTTCAATCTGGCCTCGATCAACGTCTTCGTGGCCTCCGCACGGTTCTGTTCGGCCTGCGTCTGATTGACCGCGATCTGCGCTTGCGCCGCTTCCACCGCCAGTTGCTGCTGCATCTGCTGCATCTGCTGCTGCTCTGGGTTCGGTTGAGCCATCTGCGTCAACGACTCCATCAACTCCATGCGGTTTGACAGCGAGCTGTTGGCAACGATGCCCTTCAGAATCATCGGCAGCACCGGTGTGTCGGGCCCGAGCGTCTGCAAGAGCGCAATGAACTGCGCCTGCTCGTACTCACGCGCAATGATGCCCAAGGTAGCTGTCGGAATGAAGTTCATATCGACCGACGGATACCGCTCGGGATCGAACTGCATGTACCTAAACGACGCCTTCTTGATAAACGGCATCAAGAAGTCTTCTTGGAAGTTCACCAGCGTGCGCTTGTACTTCTTAATGATCGAAGCAACCGCCATCGACATGCCCGCATTGCCGCCATCACGCGCCACTTGACTGACCATGCCCTGGCTGTCCAACGTGCCGGTGGCTTGCAACAGCATCGTCTCAAACCGCTGGGCAGTTGCCAGATTGTCGTTCGATGTCTGACCAAACTTGAACGGGAACAGAATCTCGTTCGGGTTGCCGTTCGTCAGAATCGCCTTGCCCGGACGCACTTCAAACTTCGCACCGCGCGGCAGACGCGTGGCGTCCATCGCCATCATTGGGGCTGACGTCAACGCCAGACCATCCAGGTGCGAACGCACTTCGGCGTCAATCGCCTTCTGCATGTTGTACGCCTTCTCGACCGTCCCACGGCCCAGCAGACGATTCGGCACCGTATCATCTTGATAGGACAGCACAGGGCGATCCTTCATCATGTACGGGTTCTCTTCAGCCTTCAACAGCATCCCGTCGTTGCCGATCACAACGATCGCCTCGACCATGTCCTGATAATCTTCCGCCGCCGAGTCCTCGGGGAACAACTCGACCACGTCTTTGTCGTTGCCGGTCAGATACTCACGCGGCACCAAGCCGTAGTAGGTCAAGAGCTTGACCTTCTCATCCTGGTACTGACTGATCTCTTGCGTGGGCTCCAGATCAGTCTCTGCATACGTCGGGGTGATGTTGACCTTGCGGTAGATACCGCGCTCGATGTTCTTGACCACCTTGTGGATCGAGACGTACTTCTCAATCGCCACGCCCATGCAGTCGTCGATCGTCGTGCCGTTCGGGTCAAACAGGAAGTTCTTCGGATTCACCGGCACCAATTTGACCGACACGCGCGGCTTCTCGACCACACCAATGGCCGCCTGCCCTACTTGGCCAGGAATCGCTTGCGTGGCTGGGATGTATTCCTTCTCCATGCCAACGACGATCTCACCGACGCCGGTGCCATAGATTTCAGCTAACAACTCGATGTGGTCGATAGCTTTCCTGATCTTGTCCTTCTTGAAGTCTTCCATCAACTGGCGCTTTAGCATCTCTACGTCCAGTGGGCTGCCGTCGATGTCCTTCAAGTCGTCTTCGATGTCGAAGTACTCGCCCGAGCCAAAAATCGCTTCCATGATCTCGGCGTGGCGAGTCTCCACCGCCTGCTGCGTCATCGGTGTGACTAGGCGGGAGCGTTCGGAGTCGCGGGTCTTGTCTTCGACTGCCCATTCGCCACGGAAGATACGTTCGTATTCTTCCCAGCTCGGCAGGAAATTGATATCTCGGTAGGTACGCCACCGATCACAATGGTCGGTCACGAAAGCAACTAACTCTTTATCGGCCTCATCCGGCTGATCAAAGTCGTTTTGATCCATCTCACACTCCAGCGATCACGTCGATTGGTTCCCAATCATCATCCGCGTCGTCCGCAAAGTAAGAGGTTACGGCCAACTGGTCTATGTAGGACAATGCATCGGGCAGGTCATCATGCACGCCCTGCGCAGGAAACAACAGCAGTTGGTCGAGGAATGTCTCCCAGTCGCCGTCTTCGTTTAGCACGATCCTGCCATGCTCGAAGCGACCCTGGAGTCCCCAGATTATCCGGTCGGCTTTTTTTCGGTTGCCATGCGTCAGGTCAACTATGTGCGAATATACATTATTCTTCCGCATTAAGTCACTCAAATACGGCAAAACCGCGTTCTTTAACGCGCCCCGCTCGATCCCCACACTCAAGGGCCGGTAGTCGCGCATGGCCATCAGAATCTTCGCAGCCGTCTCCCGGATGTCCCAGCGCCCGTGCCAAATCTCCTTGACCCACCAGGTGCCGTCCTCCGTCACCTTCACAATCGCAATCGCCGACTCGTCCAGCCGCTTTTTCGAATTCGCCGCCTGCTTGGCCACCTCCTCAAACCCGGCCAAGTCCACCGCCACATAGTAGCTGCCGTACTGCGGCTCGTCGCTGTACTTGATCCAGTCTTCCTTGAACACGTCCGAGCCCGCGTTATCAAAGCTGGCCATGTATTCTTGCTTAAATGCAAAGCTCGACAGGGTCTTTTTCGCCGACTCGATCTCCGTTGGGTCAATCAACGGGTTGTCCTTGGTCGTGAAGTGCCAGCTCTTCCAGTCGCTATCCGTGTCCGTCTGCCCCAACTTGTACAGGTCGTGGAACCAATTGCGCCCCTTGGGCGTACCGATGAACAACCCACGCCCCTTCTTGTCCGACAAGGACGCCCGGATGACCTGCTCCCACGCTTCTGGCTTGATGTCGGCCACCTCATCGAGTACGGCGTAGGTCAAGCTAACCCCCCGCAGCGTATCCGGCCGGTCGGCGCCCCTGACATAAATCGTCGCGCCGTTAATCAGCGTGATGTCCTGATTGTTGATGTGACTGTTGGCGATGATGTCTTTGCCCAAGTCCAACAAGACGTTCCAGATAATCTGCCGCGCTTGGCCCTGGGTCGGCGCGACGTACAGCACCGCCGACCCCGGTGGGCAGCGCAGGCCTTCGATTAACAGCGTGGTTGCCGCCAGTCTCGATTTACCGCACCGCCGGCCAGCCGCCACAACCTTGAAACGCGTCTGGTCGGAGAAGACCGTCTGCTGCCACGGCAGCAGTTGAAAGTTCAAGTCAGCCATCGGTTGGCGTCTCCATCTCCAGCGTCAGCGGCTCGGTGGCGCTGGGTGCGCCGATCTGGAGCGGAATGCCGTCCAGTCCTGTAATGTTGATGGTCACGGCGCTGCGCTGGCCGTTGCCTTTTTCGAACATACTCATGGGCAGTGTGCGGTCGACGCACATCTTTAGCGCCGCCATCTGGCCAGGGTGGCCGTCTTCGAGCGCAATGTCGATGATCTTCTGCACGACCGCCTTGCCGCGCCCCTCGACCATCATCTTGCGCAACTCCTTCAACTTCTGACTCTCGGTCATCGGCAGTTTGCGCGGGGCTTTGTATTCCGTTGCCATCGCTTTTTCTCCAGTTGGAAAGCTCGCAAGCATTGTAGCCATTTTTCTAGCCTTTTTGCCAGTTTGCTTTTTTTTGTGGGTTGGAGGCACCCGCAAATTTTATGACAGCAGCATACCCCCTCCCCCCCATCAATGTTATCAGAAAAGCAACCGATCGATAGCACGCAACTATCAGCGGCCGGCCGCGCGCATTTTACATAATGCTGGTTATATGGCGCAGTATGCGCGGCGATAGTGGCCGGCTATTGAGGGGAGGGGTTGACTATTGAAAGCCTGGCGGCGATAGCATTTTACTTTTTGGTAACGAATGAGGGTGAGCGGGTGCATTTTCCCGGTACCTGTAAATCATGCGCCGGAGCGATATTAATTCGCTATGTTTTGATTTTGTCAAAACGTGCCAGAATAATTTCCAATTTGCTACTGTCTTTTACGCCGGCGTTATAAAGGGTTTGATAACAATCTATTATCGTTTTGAAGCCTTCTGACGTGTTGCCGGCGCCGGCTGCCAATAATATTTTCAGTTGCTCATCCGTCAACGTTCTCGTGAATCTTTTCGGGTTCAAAATCGGCGGTCTAGCCATACTTGTCAAAATTGTATGAGGGCAATGAGGGCAATGAGGGCAATCGTTTTTCAATCGCTTGCGCCCGACGACAATAATCGCTTTACAGATTTACCGCCTATATTTTATGTCTTATTCACAAAGTTTGAAATTGATTGCCCTCATTGCCCGCATCGCCCCGAAACGTAGAGCCGGCGCGGCATTTGGTGCGGGTCATTTGGTCAAAAACCATGACCCGCACGATGACCCGCATTGCCCGCATCGTAAGGCATTTTGATACATACCAGAGTAATTTACTCAAGAATGTAAAAAAATGCTTTACATTCTGAATTTCGTCGCTATAATGGTTTTCAAGGCGAGCGCAAATGAGCGAGCGCCGACAGTGCAAACAAAACCGTGACAATTGTCACGAAAACCTGGGAGCGAAAACAATGCAGACACTAGAAAAAATCATGGGCGCGATTCTGATAGCGGGCCTTGCCTACACTTTCATCACAATGGTTTTTCTGGCGATTGCAATCGTCATTAAAAACAGCATCTAAACCGAATCAGGCCGGCGCAAGCCGGCCGCAAACCTGGAACTAAAACAATGGAAAACCCTTCAATTTTGGAAATTATCTGCGCGCTGATCGGATTCGGCGCGCTGTTCGCTTTTCTTTTCTTTTGCTTGGCATTTTAATAAAACAATCGGGAGCATATAAAAATGAAAACCGTACATTTAACACTCAAAAGCGCCAACGCAAAAACCGGCCCGATACCTGTATCGACGACGTCGGCCGCTTCATGCCCGTCGGCCTGTCCGCTGAAATCCGGCGGTTGTTACGCCGACGGCGGCCCGCTCGCGTTACATTGGCGCGCTGTTACCGCCGGCGAGCGCGGCATGACATGGGCCGAATTTTGCGACGCGATCGCGAATCTACCGGCCGGCCAATTATGGCGCCATAACCAAGCCGGCGATTTACCAGGCCTGGACAATTCCATTAATCCGCTCGCGCTGAAAATGCTTGTTCTGGCCAATAAAGGCCGGCGCGGCTTTACGTATACGCACAAGCCGGCCACCGCCGACAATCTGGCGCAAATCAAGGCGGCCAATGCGGCCGGCTTTACTATCAATCTGTCGGCCAATGATTTATCGCACGCCGACGCATTGGCCGATACCGGCGCCGGCCCTGTCGTCACAATTCTACCGGCCGACGCCGGCGCCAAAAACCGCACGCCGGCCGGCCGCGTCGTCGTCACATGCCCTGCGCAGTTGCGCGACGACGTCAGCTGCGCAGATTGTCAGCTCTGCGCGCGCGCCGATCGGCCGACGATCGTCGGCTTTTTGGCCCACGGGTCCGGCGCCAAAAAAGCGGAAAAGATTTTCTTTTTGAAAAAGGCGGCTTGATATGAAAATTGATAACTTTCCAGCGGTTAAAAAATCAGAGTTAACCGCGCGCATTGTTTTATCGTGCTTCAACTGCTACCAGGATTTTTTTGACCCGTATTATTTCGAAACTAAAAACGCGGCCGGCCGTGGCAAATACTTTGTTTGCTGCGAACGGTGCCGAATGAATACTTATTTTGATTTTGAAAAGGCCTAATATGCGCACGATAACAGCACGATACCCTGGCATGTGCGCGTCGACAGGCGCGCGCATATTGCCAGGCGACATAATCCAATGGTCTAAGGGCCGCGCCGTGCTACTTGATCGGCGCGCGTCAAGGGTTGACGCGATAACACTATTCAGCGAGCGCGGCCCGAAAACCTATTATCAAAATGCTCGCGGCCGGTGTATCGACGCGCCGTGCTGCGGTTGCTGTACACTTTAACGGAGGGTTAACATTATGCAAACAATAAACATCGACGGTACCACATACCGCGTGAAATTCGATCGCGATCCGCTCGAATTAACCAAAGCGGCCCGCAAGCCTTACAAAACCAAAAAGCCAAAAGATATCCGCAAGTTTCCGGTCTATACCGCCGGCGTCACGTCGACGGCGGACTATATCCGCCGGTTTGATAATCTGAATTGCTTACAGTCTGTCGATTATCACGGCGCAAGCGAAACAAGCGCGGCCCAGTATGATCCATCAATCCCTTTGCTTGAGGAGTTAACACAATGAAACTAGTTAATCAACACGAAAACGCGCGCGCGCTGATTGAATTTGCCGAGTTAGACCTAGGTTTAAGCGAATCTGACACGGCGGCCGCGCTCATCATGGCGGCCGGTATCTTGGCCGGCAATAGTTCCGACAATGTTTTCACTATTATCAAATCAGTAATCGACATTCACAAAATAGTGAGGGATGACAATGAATAACGCACGCGACGACGCGCGCGTAGTGGCCGGATCAAACCTGCGCGCTTATCCGCACTATTTGCAGCACGTCGACATTCTGCTAGACGACGTGCTTTTCTCAGTGTGGGTAGATTTCGAGCCGGCCGATCCTGAACTCGGATTCAATGCGACGGCGTGGCTAGTCCGCGCGCATGTTGCCGACAGTCCGGCCGATATAGCGGATTATCTGAACGACGCGACGATCAAGCGACTGGAAAGCGAAGCGGCCGATTATCTGTCGGAGGGTGACTGATGATCATCATCAAAATTTGCGCCGCTCTGTTAATTCTTATGCGACGATTGTAGGCCGGTAAGCTCCCACCGGCGGCGCTACTAGCGCCACTTTTTACCCTGCGCCAGACCAAGGGCCGGCGCAGGGTTTTTTTATTTGACACGCACCAAAGCCGGCGACGGGGTTTCCTCTACCATGCGCCGGAGTTCCGCCTTCGGTTTATCGGCCATGTCAGGCGCGCAGAATAGTTGCTTTTTGGTTTGATGTTCGCGTGTGCCCACGCGGCCCAAGTCTACCCAGCCGGATTCGTTCAACGCGTGCAAAAGCGCAACCGGCGGTATCTTGACGCCGGCCGGCGCGCCGCCCATCAACCGATCGCAAAGCGAATAGAACGGGGACGCGACGACGCCGGCGGCAAACTCACCCAGCCGGCCGGTAATCAGTTCGACTAGATACGATTCGGCCGTCGATCGGCCGTGGTCGATCATAATCGCCTTCGCTTCAGTCATCGGCGGAGCGGCCCCAGGATTGAACGCTGACACGTCGCGCGCGTGTAGCCAAGACGCGACAGCCGCAAAGCCGCCGCCATGCTTGTACCAAGTCCAAAGCCGCCGCGCGTCAGTTTCCGGTAGCCGGCCGGCATCAGACCATAGGCAAAACCACCGCCGATCGTTGGTCGGTATCGAAATGGCGGCCCGCTCGTTAGTAAACGCCACCACTAAGACGCGGTTCGGGGCCATGTACGGGTGTA